AACAATCTTTATATTGTCATGTATTAAATAAAATCAAAGCAATTAGACCAATGCCTAAATTTGGTACTCCAATGTTTTAAATATGAGTACAAGATGTATAACTCCTTTTTATAAAAAAGAACCTATAAGAGGTGAATACATGCCATTACCTTGTGGAAAATGCCCCCCATGTAAAAAACGCCGTACTAGTGGATGGTCGTTTAGATTAGTTAAAGAAGGAGAGCGGAGTTTATCCGCTCTCTTTATTACATTAACTTATGATACCGAATATGTTCCAATTACAAAAAATGGTTTTATGAATCTTGATTTACAAGATTTACAAAAATTTTTTAAACGTTTAAGAAAAAAATCTAATGAAAAACTTAAATATTATGCAGTTGGGGAATATGGAAGCCAAAAAAAGCGACCACATTATCATATCATTCTTTTTAATGCTAATAAAGAACATATTATCGATGCTTGGACTCTTAATAATAAGCCTATTGGCTCTTGTCATATTGGCAATGTTAGTTCTGCCAGTATCGGTTATACGTTAAAATATATGTGTAAAGAATCAAAAATTCCAATGCATCAAAATGATGATAGAAAAAAGGAATTTGCCGTTATGTCAAAAGGTTTAGGAAAAAACTATATAACAAATGCTATGGTTAAATGGCATAAAAACGATTTATTAAATCGTATGTATGTACCTATAGAAGACGGCAAAAAGATAGCAATGCCACGATATTTTAAAGACAAAATATATACTGAAATAGAAAAGGATAAAATTAATGAACATATGGTTAAAATTGGTGAATTAGAAGACCAAAAAATGTTACAATTTTATGGTTCACAATATGAAAAGGAAAGAATGCAAATGGAACAAGCCTTAAAAGCATTTAAAAAAATGTATAAAGATTCAGAATACGAAAGAAAACAAAACTATGAAAATTAAAAATTTTATGAATTATGGTCAATTTGAAAATGACCATGAAAAAGATTTTGGCCCAAGCCAAACAATACCAGACCAAACAATGTCAATAAGAGAACTTGTAAGAAGATATGCAAGTGGTTTACCACTCGGAGGTAGTAAAGAACCAATATACGAAGGTGAAGACGGCGACGGAGTGGACCCGCGCAGACTCGATTTGGCTGAACGACAAGAACTTGAAATAGCTGCTCGTCAAGAACTTGAAGAAATCGAAAAGCGATTAAAGAGCACAAGAATAACAACTGAACAAAAGTTGTCAAAAAAGGATATCCAAGATATCCAATCTCAAGATGTGGAACATCTTGATTAACAGAGTAAAACGGCTGTGCAAACTTGTTTGCATGGCTGTTTTAATCAAGACAAGCGAAGCGCGTCAGTAATAAGCACTAATACTCTTGATATATTAGTGCTTATTGACACCAAATATGTATATTTGGAAAGTGAAGGAGGAAGAAGGAGGAACGACGCACTACAACTGAACAAAACAAAAATTACATATTGTGTCAAAAAAAATAAAAAAATAAAGTTATGCCAAGATTATCACCAGACGCATGGGCACAAATAGGTACAACCCTATTTAACACAGTCTCACAACTATATACAAATCAACAAAACAGAAAAAATGCATTATCAGATTGGCAAAGACAAAATGAATATAATGCCCCAGCTCAACAAATGCGAAGATTTCAAGAAGCTGGTTTAAATCCAAATTTAATATATAAACAAACAAACGAAGCTGCACCTGTAAGAAGTACAGACTTTGTTGCACCACAATTAAACGAAGGTTTATTGGATGTATTAGGCAAATCAAATGCAATTGAAGTACAAAATTTAAACAAAGAAGGATTGAGATTAAGAAATGAAAATCAAGAATTACAGAATGATATATTAAGAGATACTATAAACGAACAAAAAGAAAAGTACGGCATACAAAATAGAGTACAAAATGCAACTTATGACAATTTAATTGCTGGAGCTAATTTAAAAAGGCAAGAATTGTCACAAAAAAACACTATAAATCCATTAGAGGCTATTCGTTTAGAAAGACAAAATAAATTGTTAGATCTACAATTTCAAGCATTATCACAGAATACACAATTTCAGAAGTTATCTCAACCTATACAATTAGAAATTGCAAAAATAACTAAAGATAATTTAGAAAAAACAGGAAAAGCAATAGATACTAGTACACAATTAAAAGAATTTCAAATGAGAATGAATACTTCATTAGAAAATTTAGGTATAGGAACAGGACTTGTTCAAGATATTTTAAAAATATTAGTAAATAAAATATTTTAATATGAGATTATATACACAAGACCAAATATTAAGGTTAATAAAATTATATAATACGGCAGATATGTCCGAAAAAGAGTTACTAAAAAAGTACGTAGAACAGGCTTTATACAAATATTTTAATAACAAACTAAAAACAAAAACATGCGAAAAAGGAGCTATCGCCGAACATCTCGAAAGGGCAGTTATGGCAAACGACGTAAAGTAAGCCGCACATACTATGTATCACGTGGCGGAATTAGACTATAACAAAAGGGGGTTAGTCACCCCCAATTTAAAAAATTAAAACAAAAAACAAAATGGGAAAAAATTTATTCAATTCCATTAAACTTGAAAGACCTAAAAAGAACGTCTTTGACCTCACGCACGACGTGAAATTATCAGCAGATATGGGTAATCTTACCCCTATTTTAACTTTAGAATGTGTACCTGGAGACAAATTTGAACTTGGATGTGAATCACTTATTAGATTTAGTCCTTTAATTGCTCCAGTTATGCACCGTATGGATGTTAGTATGCATTATTTCTTTGTTCCCAATCGTATATTATGGGATAATTGGGAAAAATTTATTACTGATGCAAATTCAGGTGCAGTAATGCCATATTTTGAGTCAGATTATTTTGAACCACAATTTAACTCACCATCACAATCAGGATCAGCATCTCTTAATGCTGATTATTTAGGAGTACCTACACCACCTGATAACAGTACAACAACAAATATTAATGCATTACCATTTGCAGCATATCAATGTATATATAATGAGTATTATAGGGACCAAAATCTAATAACACCAATTAATTATAAACTACAAGATGGAGACCAAGCACCCGGTGGAAATTTTACACGTGTTCGTGAATTGTGTAATTTAAGAAAAAGAGCTTGGGAACATGACTATTTCACTGCAGCATTACCTTTTGCTCAAAAAGGTGCCGCAGTAGATATTCCTTTAGGTGAGATTTCAGGTGATGCTTTAGTTAAAACAAGCGGGACAACAACTACTTTAACAGGTACTACTAATATAACAGTACCTAATGCTTCATCTATACCACCTTATGCTCCAAATCAGTTATTTGCAGAAACTGATGGTTTAGAATTACAACCTACAACTATTAATGATTTAAGACGAGCTTTTAGATTACAGGAATGGTTAGAAAAGAATGCAAGAGGTGGTACACGATATATAGAAAGTATATTAACACATTTTGGTGTTAAATCTTCAGATAAACGTTTACAAAGACCGGAATATATTACAGGAGTAAAATCACCTGTTGTTATTAGTGAAATTGTAAATACAACAGGTCAAGTAAATCAACCTGGAGAAGATGCTGGTTTACCACAAGGAAATATGGCTGGACACGGAATGTCAGTAAGTTCAGGCCGTTCAGGTTCATACTATTGTGAAGAACACGGATATATTATTGGTATTATGTCTGTTATGCCTAAAACTGCTTACCAACAAGGTATACCTAAAACATTTCTTAAAAATGATACATTAGATTATTATTGGCCTTCATTTGCTCATATAGGCGAACAACCTGTCCAAAATAACGAGATATTTGCATATACTTCTACAGGACAAGATACATTTGGATATGTACCTAGATATAGTGAATATAAATTTATGCCAAGCAGAGTTGCAGGAGATTTCCGTAATACTTTAGATTATTGGCATTTAGGTAGAATATTTAGTACACAACCAGCTTTAAGTGCTGCTTTTGTAGAGTGTGAACCTACAAAACGTGTTTTTGCAGTTTCAGGACCAGAACAATCTTTATATTGTCATGTATTAAATAAAATCAAAGCAATTAGACCAATGCCTAAATTTGGTACTCCAATGTTTTAAATATGAGTACAAGATGTATAACTCCTTTTTATAAAAAAGAACCTATA